GCAGATTACATAATTGGAATCACGCTTTTGGAATTATAACCTTTTTTGACAATGGTAATTTTCAAGTAGAAGTGGTTGATATTGTAGAAGGTCGAGGTTCAATATGGGGAAAAATAATTAAAGGATAAAGTATGACATATAGAGAATTAATAAATCAAGTGTTGATACGACTAAGAGAAGATACTATATCTAGCGATTGGTCGGGTGCAATAAACGACTCTACTACAGTATCAGCATATCATAAAACTATTGCTGCTTTGATTAATGATAGTAAAAGAAGTGTTGAAGGATATCACGACTGGTTAAATTTAAGAGAAACAGTTGATATATCTACAGTAGCAGGTACTAAAAATTACAACCTAAGTTCTGGTCAGGAGATAAAAATTGTAGATGTTGTAAATAATACAACTGGTATTCATCTTAATCAAGTTAGTAGACAATATATTAACACAGTTAAATATCCTACAGATGACACTGGAGAGCCTTTATATTACGCTTTTAATGGTAGTGATAGTTCTAATAATTTAAAAGTTGATTTATCTCCAGTTCCTACAGAAGCACATACCATTTCATTTGATATTGTAAAACCTCAAGATGATTTAACTTTAGCTGCAACAGTATTAAAGATACCTTCAAAGCCAGTAATACTTGGTGCATGGGCTAGAGCAATATCAGAGCGTGGTGAAGATGGTGGAACACAATCTAGTATTATGGCACAAGAAACTGGAGAAGCACTTAAACAAGCAATAATATTAGATAGTGGAAATACACAATACGAATCAGATTGGTTTGTAAATGAGAATCACTCTCATGGAACAGTTAATTTTAGATAATGGCTAAACAACTAGACTATTTACCTTTAGAAAACTTTGGTATTAATGGATTAAATTTACAAAGTAATCCTGCAACACTAGACCAAACATATCTTACAACTGCTGATAATGTAGTTATGAGAGAGTCTGGTAGAATATCTTTTAGAAAAGGTTTAAAACAAAAAGTAGTTCCTACTGGTACAGCAATAGGTTCTATGGTGGAGCATAATGATTCTGGTACTAATAAAATATTTGCTAGTCACGGTACTTCTATTTACACAGTGGATTTTACAACTCCTAATGCTGCCTTTCCTAGTAGTGGTGCTGATGTTAAGCATACCGTTGCTAATAGTACAGGCAATTGGCAGTTTATTAATTTTAATAAAAGATTACATTGTGTACACACAGGAGTAGTTCCTCAAAGATATGATGGAGCACAAAGTTCTGGCTCAAGATGGGCAGCACATACAACAGACCCAGCGTCTATAAGTACGCTATTTGACCCTAGTTGTGGTATGGGTGCATATGGAAAAGTTTGGGTAGGGGGAGTTACAGAAGCCCCAGATGTATTATTTTACTCAGTTTTGCTTGATGGTGATGATTGGACTGGTACTGGTTCTGGAAATATAGATTTAAAAACTGTATGGGGTAATGATGAAATAGTAGCTATTGCACCTTTCTATGGTCAATTAGTTATATTTGGTAAGAACAATATTGTTTTGTATGACAATCCAGAGTCGGGTGGAACACTAGCACTTAATGAAGTTATACGAGGAGTAGGGTGTGTAGCAAGAGATAGCGTACAAGCTATTGCTGATGATTTGGTATTTTTATCAAAAACAGGTTTAAGGTCATTAGCTCGTACAACAGAAAAAGATAAATTACCTTTACAGGATTTATCTTTAGCTATTAAAGATACATTAATAAGAAACATTGCTGTTAGTACAAATGTTAAATCAGTATATTTAGAAAACGAAGGCATATACCTTATGACTTTCACTGATAAAAATATAACATATGTTTTTGATTTTAAACATAGAACTCCAGCAGGTACACCTCGAATAACTACATGGACATTTGGTAACGACAGAGAACCATCTTCCATGATACAATCAGTATTGTACGCAGGATTAATAGCAGGACAAAAAGATGGTGGTATAGCAGGATATGAAGGTTATTTTGATACGGATTTGGCTTGGGTTAGTTCGGCAGCTAGTTATACTAATGCTCCTATTACTGCTGATGTATCTAGTATATGGATTAGAATGGGGCAAAGCGTTACTGCTTCTTTATTAAAAAGAATGATATTAGTTTTAGAAGGTGGTTCTGGTGCAACATTAGGTTTGCGTTGGTATAAAGATTATAGTATTAATTCATCTACAACAACTGATATTTCTTTACAACCTGCAACAAGTGGTTCAACAGCATTGTGGGGAGCGTCTACATCTTTATATGGTGCTTCTAAGTTTACACCTATCTATGGTTTACAAGAATATACAACACCATTAACAGGTAGTGCTAAACATTTAAAGCTAAACATATCTATTTTAAGCAATGGATATAATACTTCAATACAAGACTTGGCAATAATTTCAAAACAAGGGAAAATACGATGAGTAATTATACTTTAGCAGTCAATTGGTCAGGAAAAGATGCTCTCTCAGATAGTGATGCTGCGAAAGTTATATCTGGTTCTGATTTTAATACTGAATTTACAACAGTAAGAACAGCAGTTAATTCTAAAGCTGATACTAATGGTTCAGCTAGTGAAGATTTTGCTAGTAACAACGCAACAGTAGCAGGTACTCTAACGGTTACAGGAGTACCAACTATACCTACTGCTTCAGCAGGAACAAATACAACACAAGCAGCAAGTACAGCCTTTGTTACAACAGCAGCAAATGCTCTTAATGCAGCAGCATATCCAATAGGTTCACTATTCACTACAACAGTTGCTTATGCTAATTCAGCAGCAGTTGTTGCAGCAATAGGCGGAACGACTTGGGTAGCCTTTGGAGGAGGTAAGGTACTGGTAGGTTTGGATTCTGGTGATACAGACTTCGATACAGTAGAAGAAACAGGCGGTTCTAAGACAGATAGTCATACACTAACAACTTCGGAAATACCTTCACATACACACACACTCGCACAAGGCGGAGGTAATGGTGGTAGTAGTTATAATCTTCATTATAATCAGACTGGAGGAACAGCAACTTCAGGTGCAACAGGCGGTGGTGGAGCACACACACACGACATTGTACAACCATATATCGTAGTATATTTTTGGAAACGCACAGCATAGGAGAATAGAATGGCATACGAACAATCAGCATACAAAAGAACAATGCCAAAGGAAAAAGGCTTTGTTCCTACTAGATGGGCAAAAGGTGGAATAATGAACAGTCCACTAAATAAAGGTGGGTCTAGTAAACAAACAATGAATTTTCCATTTAACATTCCTTTTGGTGGTGGCGGTGGTGGTGATACGGGTCGTTTAGCACAAGAAGAGTATGATAGACAAATAGCACTTATGGATAAAGCTGCTGAAATGGGAGCAGGATATTCTAGTGATAATACTCTGGGTACTACTGATATAGATTACAAAAACAAAATGATAACTGAGAGGTTATCACCAGAATTACAAGCACAATATGAAACCCTACTTAAACAAAGTGGTGGTGCTGGTGGTAGAATAGCTGCAATGGATGGCGACCCATACGCTATGCAAATGTATTTGTATAATCAAAACAAAGACCTTCGTGCAGGTGAAGCTGCTGATTTAAGAAATGCTACTATGGAGCAACTAAAAGCAAAAGGCATGTTAGGGTCAACTGGTGGTTCAGATTTTTATGGAAGTGTAGAAGATTCTATTGCAGCAGCAGATACAGAAGCATTTAATAACGCTTTTGCACAATCACAAACCTTATATGACATGGAAAGAGCAAGACAGACAGGTGATATAAGCACAGCTATGGCAATGGGTTCAAAACAAATACCATACATACAAGCAGGTACAACACAAGGTGCTTCTATACCAATTAAAAATATAGAGGGAGTTAGTGCTGCTTCAAGAAATATATTTGGAGTAGCGTCAGCAGAAAGCATGGGCAAAGCTAAACAGAAAAAAGGCATATGGGATTCCTTGTTAGGTAGTGGTGGTTTGCTTGGTGGAATTTTTGGATAGGAGATAATAATGGCATACTCAGATTACACAGGAATGTTTGGAGATAAATATAGTACAGCAGCAATGTTAGATGATAATCGTGTTTCAGAAGCACAAAGCATGGGTCAGCTTTCAAGTTATGGTATGGGTCAAGCAAGTGCTTTCTATCAAGCTTCTATGGGTAGTCCATTTGCAGCAGCTATGATGCAGAAACAACATCCATTGATGCAGAAACAAGATATGCTTTCTGAGATAAGAAGTAGGCATCCAAACCCAGATACAGCAGAAGAGTTACACGCATTAGCTAATGAATTAATGGAGCATTTTCCTGAATATGGTATCAAGGTTAAAGAGGCTGCAATTTCTGCAACGAATAAAGCACTAAAAGATAATAAAGCAACTAAAGACCAGATTTCTAGTATTGGAAGTCATCTTACATTAGGTCAAAATAGCGACCCAATGATTGATGCGTATCTTAGTGGGATAAATACAGATTGGAAAGATTATGATGATAAAGAAAAAGAAACTGCCAGAAAAACAGTTAGAGGAAAATTTGGTCATATAATAAATGGCTATGAACATTTTTTAGCAACACAAAATTTGTCGCCAGATGATGTTAATGATATGGTGCTTACTCCAGAAGGAAAACAAAAAAATGTAGGGTTCTTTAAAGAATATCTTAGTGGGATAAAAGATACGAATCCATTTGCAGCACACTTACACGGTATGAATGTACAAATATTTAATAAAATGGTTAATGGTGGTGGTGTACAGACTAATGGCTCTATGAGTAGTGATGGTAGTGATATTAAGAAAGATGATGTAGATAACTCAGTTTTCTTTGAATCAACGATTAAGGATGATGAGAAACAAACATCAGAAATGAGTCAACATGAATATCTAAAAAAATCAAATAAAGCCAGTATGGAATTAATGGGTGGATTAGATAAAATCTGGTGGTCAATGGCTAATCTTTCTGGAGCAGGGGTTATGGAACAATACCTAAGTCCAGCAGAATTAAAAGATGAGATGAAAGAAGATGAGGTTCAAACATGGATAAGAAAAGAAGCATTTAATCATTTTAAAGGACTTCCAAAAGAAAGGTTTGCAGCCTTTCAAGCAGACCCATTCAAGTATTATAAAACATTTATTCTGTTAGATGATGATAAAGTTAGAGATAATACAGAAGAAGAAGTAATTAAACTCTGGGCATTATAAATGAGTCAAAGATTTGTAGAAGGTGTTGGTTTATTAACCATAGATGATGGTCTGTCTGAGGAAGAGATACAAGCAAATATAGATTATCACCTTTCTATTACACCCAAATATAAAAAATCAACATTTGCTGATGGTTTTAATGATACACAGTCTATGATATATAGGTGGTGGCAGAAACTTACAGACCAAGAGAATGAAAAGGGTAGATGGCTTGAAGGTCAAACAAAAGAATGGGCTCAAAATATTGGCTATTATGATTCAATAGCATTAGAAAAATATTATTCTGAAATTGCAAATGTAAGAGCATTATCATCTACAGAAGAAGCTGATAGACTAGGCAATCGTCAAATTATGGCAGAGTTTACAGAAGATATGAACTATGTTTATGAGAATAAAAATGGTGATGTTACTGATGTACAGAAAAAATATGGTTACACTCCAGAAGATATTGGTGTAATAGATGGAATAATGGCTATGGCTCAAAACCCTTCTGCTACATTAGGTGCTTTTGCAGGTATGCTTTTAAAAGACCCAGAGATGTTGTTAATAAATTTTCTAAGAATACCTAGTGCTGTAGCTAGGGGTTCTGAGATGGCAAGAAAAACCATTACACAAGCTACTAGAATAAAGCCTAAATATGTTCAAAGAATGGAGAGCATTATAGGTAACAAGAGAGCAGTAGCTATGGCAGGTAGGGGTGCAGAGGGTGCTGTCTATGGTGGAGTATATGAGGCATTACATGACATGACATTCAAGGGAAAAGTAGACCCTAATAATGTTAAAAGAGGTGCTGCTTTAGGTGCTTTATTAGGAACAGCTTTTGGTGCTGTTACTAAAACAACCTCTAATAGTTGGTTTGTTGATAGAGTGGGTTCTAAAAATGCAGAAAGGAAATATACTCAAGTTAACACACCTTTACCAAAACAAAAACCATTTAAATTTGACCCTAATAAAAAGCCAAAGATTGAGCCATTTAAACCTGTACCAAAAGATGCTGAATTACCAGAAGGATTAACACATCAACAAAGGTATGAATATTGGCTAAGAGAAGCAAAACTACATGGAACTAAAAAAGGAGAGGGTCAAATAAAACCAGATGAGATTCTGAAAGATAGAATTGAAAATACTGTTAAGAAAATGCTTAAACAGAAAAATCCAGATGGTAGTAGATTGTTTACAGTTTTAGAGGCAAGAGGTTTAGCTGCTCGTCATCATGCTGAAGTTCTTATTGGAAAACAAAAGCCAAAAAAATGGGGTGAGATAGATTTCAATCGCACAACACATCCTTCTAAAAATAGAAGATGGGGTGAGAAAGAAGAGATTGTAGAAGGAAGGAAAAATACAGAGCGACCAGATTATGAACCACCAGTTAAAAAAGCTGGTGAGTATGATAAGCTTTTACCAGAGGTTGATATTACTAAAGGTCTTGTTAAGACACCTTCAATGGGTAAGATTGCTAAAGCAGGTGCTATTGGAGCGATAGCAGGTGGAGTACTTGCTGAAGATGAAAAAGGTTTCATGGCACTTCTTGGTGCATTAACATTTGGATTAGCTAGAGGTACTGTGTTAAAAGGTATCAATGTTGAAATAGCAAAGATGAAACAGCATGGACATAAAATTGCTGATACAGGTAAGCTACTTGAAGAGGGGATGGAAAGACAAGCTACTATGGTTGGTAGGATGATACAAAAAATTGTACAAAATCCTAAACAGCAATTTGAATTTTTAAACCATGTAGAGAATTTTAGTAAAATTAATAAGAAAGAATTTATCGAAACACATGGAAAGGAATATTACGAAACAGTACAGGCTTTTCATAATACTATGGAAAAATTCTGGAAAATGGCTAATGAATTAAATGTATTAAAAGATGAATCACACATTAAAGATTATGTTACCCATATATTTGGTAAAGAATTATCTGCAAAAGAGATGGGTAAATTAAATCAAGCATTTAATGAGTTAGGAAAATCTAAGGAATTTAACTTTGCACATCAAAGAAAAATCTTTAAAACAATTGAAGAGATTGCAGAAGGAAGGAATATTGTATTTGACCCAGTTAAAATTCTTGCAGGATATACTCAAACCTTATCAAAGGTGATGGCAGGAAAACATATTGTTAAAGAGTTGAGTACAATTGGTATGAGATTTGGAAACAAAACATTAGGTCTTGCAGTAGATATAAGAAACAAAGCACAGGTAAAATTAGCCAAAGAACATGGATATAAAGAAAGTGAAATGCCTGCTCTTAAGGGTAAATTAATACATCCATTAATTAAAAGAGCATTAGAAGATTACTATAAACCCGATATAGGAAGCAGAGGATTAATTCATAAAGCGTCTATATTAAATAATGCAATGAAAAGGGTTATATTATCTATGTCATTATTCCATGCACAAGCATTAATATTGTCTGGAGTTTATGCAGGTGGTTTAACACATATGTATACAAAGCAGGGCAAACAAACAAGAAAAATAGTTAAAGAATTTTTAGATGCAAAGTGGGATATGACTTCTATTGTTGTTGATGGTAAAGGAAATGTTATTCAAGTAAGAAATTTAGATGGAAAGCTAGTAGACCTTCAGGGTGATTTTCTACACGCAGAGTTGTTAAGAGAAATAGTAGATGCTAGACTGGGTATTGGAAATGCAAAGACAAATGAACTTGTCAATGCAGGTTATAGAACAGTTAAACAATTTTTAGATACAAGATTAAAGCCACTTGGAAAGTTTCAAGATAAGATAGATAAAATTACATGGGATGGAATACATGACCATGCTAAGATGTTTACTTATCTTACAATGAAACAAAGACTAATGAGTGGACAGGCTAGAGGGTTAGGTAGACTTGTAAAAACAGAAGAAGGTACTTTAAAAATATCAGCAGAAGAGGCATCACAAATGGCTGCTCAATTTGCAAATGATGCTTTTGGTGGTCAGAACTTTAATAAATTAAGCCTACAATGGGAGAAGTTAGCAATAGAAAATGCCAATAATCCTAAAGGTGTATTTTATCAATGGGCTTCATTAGTAGCTACACCCACCAGAAAGGGCTTAACAAACTGGTTGTTATTATCTCCAGACTGGACTATATCTAATATTAATATTGGATTCAAAGGTGTGGGTATGACTAAGAATCTTGCTACTAAAGTTATGCAAGGTAGAAAATTAACTGCAAAAGAAGTAGGTGAATGGAATATGTACATGGGATATATGTTTAGAGCAGGTGTTTCTACCTCTATGTTTGCTTATGTCTTACACTCAATCTTTGCAGAGAAGGGTACAGAATTTGATATACATGATTTTTGGATGACAGGTAGACTTGATTTAGGAAATGGTGAAGAGATGGTTGTATCTAAACAGATTGCAGAACCAATGCACTGGCTAACAAATCCTGCACATGAAGGATTAAACAAAGGTGCTGCTTTACCTAAAGCTGCTTTAGAATTACTAACTGGAAAACAATGGGTATCACTCAAACATGGTGGTACTTTAACTGGCCCCAGCTTTGATAAGACAAGTGCTAGAGATTGGGCAAGTTGGGTTGGAAATAAGGTTACACCTATTTCTATTAATCCATTTAAACAAGCAATGTTAGATGAAGATATACCAGCAGGGTATAAGATGTTTGAAAAGGCAGTATTAGGATTCGGTGGATTCCCTAAATATGGTAAACCCGAAAAGAAAAAATTAAGAATATATTAGGAGAAGTAAAATGGCAAACCCAAGAGTAACAAGAATAGCAGAGTTAAAGGCTGAGATAGAATCTGCTAAAGCTGAGATAGCACAACTACAGGCTGCGGAGCAAACTGAGAAAGCTGAAGTAGAAACAGGCAAGGCTATGAATTTTAAAGCAGCAGCTTCCGACAGAGGACTTACTGGCAACAGAGATGCTGATGGCAACCTTATAGTAGAGAAGGGTAAGGCAATGGAACTCAAGCCAGACTTAGGTGAAGATGGTGTTTCTACTGCTACTAGAAAAAGAACTGCGGAAGAAGAAGAAATCAATAAAGCCCTTATGGAAGGCAATGAATTGACAGATGAGCAGTACGAAATTACTAATCAAATGTCAATAGAAGATTTTGAAGAAACTGGTATTCCTATAGTTGAAAAGAAAATATTTGCTATTGATGAAGATGTTGACCCTAAAGACTTTATGAAAGGTAAGCCACCTGAAGAAACTCCTGAAGGTGAACCTAAATATATGGGTACTGACCAAGAAGAAGGTAGAGCATTTGCTGAAAATGTAGAGCCTTCAGAAAAATCTGATGGTTTTAAAGCTGATGATGGTGGTAACATGAGTGTTGATGATAAGGATGACTTCTGGAAAACACAAGAGGGCTTTGATAAAGCTATGGAAATGTATGGCAGTCAACCAGCATGGGTTAAAGAACCTACAATGGTATGGAATCCAGAAGAGCAGAAGTATGAAAAGATTAAGGATGAGGATAAAGACGAGTTTGAAGATTTGTCTACTCCTTCTATGTCTGCTGATATCAAGAAACTCTTTGGCTAGTATGGGTTTACTTACTACTGACGAGCAAGAAACTATAGATGCTTTAAAGAGGGCAGGGTTTCAAGACCATGTTATACCTGCTCTTATGGCAAATATTGATGTTGAAACTGGTGGTACATACAGTCATACTCAGAAAGAAAAGAATGGTAAGGGGTATGGTTTATTCCAATTTACTGGTAGTCATTTAAAAGATTACCAAAACTGGTCAAAGAAATTAAACCTTACTGATAGTAAGGATAGTCAAGCAAAGTTTGTATATGATAACATATACAACGATAAAGACAAGGGTCGTGATTTGGGTTGGAGAGATAGAAGTAAACTACAAACTATCAATGAAGAAAAGATGAATAAGAATCCACACATTGCTAACCCTACTAGGCGTAAGGCTAAAACATTTTCTAATATATATGAAAGACCAAGTGTTCCTCACATGGGTAAGAGAATGTTAAGTGCGGATGAATGGGAAGAGAAGTATAAATAAAATACCTGTTTGTCGGCACAAGTACAGGTAAACTTGCTAAAAGGATGTACCATAATCACCCCGCCTTTGTTGATTGTACATACCCACATCAACTGTAGTTTTAACTTTACACTACCACCTCATGAATGATGGGGGGAGTGATAGTGCTCAAGGATGTACTCCCTGTAAGGATTACCCCCCTAAATTAAGTAACTGGTAATCTTAATTTCTCTCTATCTAAATTAGCTACGGATAACTCTCCGTTTAAAGCCATCAACTTCAGCAAAGAGGAACGACTTATTCCATATCGTTCTGCTTTAGCATCTATAAATTTTAAATCACGCTTATTAATCTTAATATTAATTTGTTCTGTTGCCTCGTTCATAACTTTCTCTATTCAAATAAGATGTATTATATACCAGTATAGAGAATGTATTTAAAGTTTACACACACCATCTTCGCAATCATCATCTGCTGGTGCTGATACAATGTACTCGTTCTTTTTTAATGTAGGTCTTGGAGTCTTAGATGATTTAGTTAGTAAGTTACCATGTTGGTATTGTTCAAACAGATTCTCATAGCTTCGTATCTCACATCTTTTATAGTATATTTGATAAGCCTCTTCAAACCTAAGACTTAATACTGATGCTCTTCTTGCGTAATCTGTAGCCAATGCGTCACATAATTCTAACCTCGTCATTTTGTTCTATCTCCTTTTGTTTGTACAAGATGTAACCCTCTTTGCTATATATCTTTCTAGCAAATATCTCTACTACTTGTCTGTCATCTATAAAAAAAACACCATTCAAAGAATCTAATATTGCTTTGATGTAATTATCAATGTCTGAATTGTTACTACAGTAGGTGTTGTTTAACTCTTGTTTCTTTTTCTTTGACCATGATTCTGGTATCTTAACCATAAAATCTATTTCTACACGGACTAGCTTTTCAGAGAGAGTCGTATCTAACTCACTGGTTAGTGCTTCCATGTCTTGTTTAAACTTAGTGTACTTCTTTGGATAATAAGTAGACCATCTTGAAACTCTTGGTCTACTAGCTGGTACTGGATTTATTTCAAATCTCTTGGTATAAATCATATCGTAAAGACTCTAGTTTGTCTATAGTAATAGACAATAAAAATCTTATTTCCATATCTCTGGGTTCGTCTTGCTCTCGTGCTACCTCTAAAGCGTCTTGAATGTTAGTTCTTATTTCATTTATAGACTCTTCATGTCTTTGTATACTCATTGTAAACTGCTATTTTATAATCTTGATTGTGTGGTAATTTAATTCCCCACTCACCAGAAAACATTTCTATCTCACAAATGTAATCTATGAATTCATCTATATTTAACTTTCTTGTTGAGGGTATTTGGGATATCTTCTTACCCTTCTTAGTTGTGAATTCAATCTTTGGTAGGAATTTGTCTGCTAATACTAAGTGCATTTCATCTTTAGAGTAACCTACTTCTTTTGATAAGATGTCTACCCAGTAGAAATACAATCTGTTTTGTGCGTCTGAACGACTAGATTTTTGTATAGTTACTACTGCTTCTTTAGTAGTTGGATTTTCTAAAAAGTAATCTTGGACTAAACTTTTAAATGCAGCTTCTTTTGGTTTGTCTTTTTGTATAACTCTACTAATCATTATAGCATACTGTCAATTTGTTTTTGAATGTTTTGAATAGCTTTTCTGAGGTCGTGGATTTGACCCTCGCCCTCATGTTTATAACGATACCTCGCAAGATATTTAACAGCGTTCCCAATACAGAAGTTCATGTCTTGGGCAATGATAAAGTCGATAGGCTCTATCTCGCCGTTAGTATAATGCGAGGGGTTGGTTATATTATCGTGTATCTTGTCTTTAGCCACCGACCCAGCCAAGCAACAAGCCCACAATAACAATAGCTAGAAAAATCGTAAGGCTTTTATCAGCTAATACTTTCTCAATCATGTCTTTCATATCTTTCTCCTAAGATTAAAAATGGGTATAGACTTCAAAGTTGTAAGCACTAAATGAAGTAAAAATAAACTATACCCAGAAGTATTATAACTTAATTAAGTTATCACGCAAGAGTATTTTTTGTGTCTTTAATACTGCTCGTGCTACCTGTAGTTCAAGCCACTCTCTTTCTATAGGTGGGTCTAATTGTTTACGACCATCAATTATATCGTGGCAATTAAGACAAGCATACATTCCAAACAGGTCTGATTGCTTAGTTCCCATACCACCACCGTTCATGTGGGCATAAACTACGGTTTCATTTTCGGGCATACAGCCCTCTAACATAACTTGGCAAGGCTTACCCCTTGCTGATTTTGTGATTTTACTCATCTTTTATATCCTTTGATGATAAATTGCTTGTGCCAAATTCGTATATTTTGTTTTTATATTCAACACGACCTTCAACACTATCATCGTCATAACCATCATTGTCATACTCCCATGAAGTAACATCAATAAATGTTTGACCAATCATATTTAAATACCATTGAGCATCTTCTCGCCATCTATCATCACACTCATCATCTTTAGTTTGTTTTTTTAATACATCAATTATGATTCTTAACACTTCACTATCTATTTCTTTCTGATTCATATACTACTCCTTGTTATAAATATCTATTTCCATGTCTGAGAATTTAGAATACTCGCCTTGAAACTTACACTTAACCCAACCAATCTGCCCCATTCTA